TAGAACTCATAAAGAGACTAAGCTAGAGAGGCAAGAAAAAAAGCGCCAAGACAAAAACCCACCGTTAGAGCTTGATGACAATGGCATTCTAAATAAAAAAGCTAACCAACGCATGAGGCGTAAACAGGCTTTAATGGATGCAATGAACAAGAACCACGACCCTGACATTGTTGGTTAAATATGCCTACGCTGGCTGAAATATTGCGTCAAACAGGTTATTCCCAAGATGGGGCATTGACCGCACCTGCTTCAAATTCGCCCATGACTAAAGTGTTGTCTGAGCATATTAAGGGTTTACCCCAAAAATTCGAAGCAAACACAGCCGAACAGATGGCATTGTTAGGTCAAGCCTTTCCTGGCAATACTTACGAGTCTATGATGACTCAAGGCGACCCTAAAGCAATGGCTGAATTAGCAATGCAAGCGCCTATAATGGGTTCTACAGCTATTTTTCATGGAACAAGCCCTAAAGCCGCAATGAATATTGCAAAGCGTGGCTTTAATGTTAAAAAATCCGCAGATGGTTCAATATGGTTTACTACAAACCCTGAAATTGGAGAAGTAGCTGCAACTGGTAAAGGTGCGGTTATTAAAAGATTGATTGATGAAGATAAACTAAAGTTAGCTACAAGAGAACAAGCTGAAAAATATTTTACTGACCAATTAATTAATGAAGGTTACCAAGGCGTTAAACACTCTGGCATGACTGGTGGCACACATTACCAAATATTTGACCCAAAAGTATTGTTAAAAGAAAAAACTTCTCGTAAACAATTGCTAGAAGAACAGCTAAATAATTTACAAAATATTGCTTTAACTAAAGGTTCTCCAATAGATGTATCTAGCACTTTTGGTAAAGGGGCAGAAAAAATCCAATATAAAGACCCAAATAGCGAAGGTTTTATTAATTTGTTAGTAAAGCCTGACGGCACGGCATCAGTATTGAGTTTAGAAGTATCTGAGAAGTTTAGGGGTAAAGGAATTGGTCAAAAGCTACAAGAACAAGCTATGAAAGATTATCCTGAATTACAAGGGCAGGTATCTTCTAAAGCAGCAGCTAAAACAGCTTATAGGTTAGGCCGTAGACCAGTTGGATTGCCTAATGCAACACTTGATGATGTATTCAAAACTATTGATGAAAATTCTTCTGTTAATTTAATAACACCAAAGATGCAAGAATTGTTTAATAAACAGGTGTAGAATTAAACCCTTACAAATCAAACACTTGAGAATGTATGGCTGAAAAACAATCAAAAAGTATCAAAGGCGGTAAGAGAGATGGCGCAGGAAGGCCTGCTGGAGTGCCTAATAAGGCTACAAGCGAGGTTAAAGCTGCTATTGCTGCCTTTACCTCTGCCAATGTTGATAAACTCGATGAGTGGCTTAATTCCATTGATGACCCTGCTAAACGCTTAGACCTTTATTTCAAAGCGCTTGAATACACTATGCCTAAGTTAGCCAGAAGCGAACTTGTAGGCGACAAAGAAAACCCAATAAGCGTAAGCCTCGTACAATTTTGAGTAACATTAGATTGCCTAATAATTGGATTCCTAGGGAATACCAGTTAAAAGCATGGCGCTATATGCAAAATGGCGGTAAACATTGCGAAATTGTATGGCACAGGCGTAGTGGTAAAGATGAGCTAGGCTTACATTGGACTGCGGTTGCTGCATTTAAAAGGGTTGCTCAATATTGGTATATGCTTCCTGAATACAGCCAGGCTCGTAAAGCCATTTGGGATGCTATTAATCCGCATACAGGCAAAAAGCGTATAGATGAGGCTTTTCCTTTAGAGCTGCGCCAAACCACTCGTAATGACGAGATGAAGATAATCTTTAAGAATGGTTCATCTTTTCAAGCGGTAGGCTCTGATGACCCTTCAAAGCTCGTTGGTTCGCCTCCTGCTGGCATTGTGTACTCAGAGTGGGCGCTAAGTAACCCAGCAACCAGGGCATACCTTAGACCTATTCTGATGGAGAACGGTGGGTGGCAGATATTTAATACCACGCCCAGAGGCAGAAACCATGCTTACACAACGCTTGAAGCCGCCAAGAAAAACCCTGAAGCCTTTGCCCAAGTGTTAGATGCTACGGAAACAGGGGTGTTTACTAGGGCGCAATTAGAGCTTGAATTACAAAACTACATTGCAGACTTTGGCGAAGATTATGGTAGGTCTAAGTTTGAACAAGAATACCTATGCTCATTTGATGCTGCTAACTTAGGCGCTATATTAGCAAGGCAAATTACTATTTCTGAGCGTAAAGGCTTGATTAGTGATGAAGTTGTGTTTGACCCACATGGGCAACCAATACAGATTAGTGCCGACTTGGGCCGTAGAGATACAGCTACTTGGTGGTTTTGGCAACCTTGCATTGGTGGTTATAACATTGTTGATTACGATTCAGGCTTCGGTATTGATGCTGAAGAATGGTGCGAAAGGCTTAATAAACGCTTGTCTAAGTACAAATTGGCTGGCAATAGGGATGCTTTAGGTGTTATTTGGCTACCGCATGATGCTAGGACAAAGACATTTTCCGCCAAAGAGTCAGCTATTGAGATATTTTTAAAAGCCTTTGGTCAAAAGAAAGTAGACATAACCCCAATGACTAGCATTGCTGACCGCATAAACGCTGCTAGGGTGGTATTGCCTAGAGTTAGGTTTAACGCAACTAATTGCAAGATAGGCTTAGATGGACTTAGGGCATGGAGCTATGCTTATAACGATGTAACCAAGACCTTTGGAAGCAGCCCTTTACATGATTGGGCATCACATGACGGTGATGGTTTTTCCTACGGTTGTCAGATTATGCAAATGGCAAGCCCACCTCCACCGCCTATAGAACAAATGAAAGGCGTGTTTGTAGGTGAAACAGAAGTCAGTCTTAATGACTTATGGAAAGACACCAAGGTTAAAACAGACAATAGAATATAAAAAAGGTAAAATAAGCAAACATTTCGCCAAATATTCAAACATTAAGGCAACTCTATGGCAAACGATAAAGCTACTGTCAATCATACCTATGAAAATTGGTACAAAACCATTATGGGCTATGAGCGCTCATATAAGCGTTGGGAAGCCAGAGTAGACCGCATTGTTAAGAAGTATAAAGATGACAGTCGCTATGACCGCAATCCTAATGCTAGGTTTAATATTTTGTGGTCGAATTGCCAAACCATTCAGCCTGCTATCTTTGCCCGATTACCTCGCCCTGATGTAAGTCGTAGATTTAGGGATAATGACCCTATAGGCAGAGTAGCCTCAATGATGCTTGAGCGTGCCTTAGAGTTTGAGATTGAACACTATGGCGACTATAAGTCAGCCATGAATAACAGCGTATTAGACCGCTTATTAGGTGGTCGTGGCGTTGCTTGGGTTCGTTATGAACCGCATATTGTAGGCGAGGAAAGCGGAGAAGCTGATGGAGCGCCTGATGACGGCTACCAAGTAAGCGAAGATACCGATGAGTCTGAAACTCCTGAAGGCATGGAGAATGAAAACCAAGAACGCATTGAGTATGAGTGCTGCCCTGTAGATTATGTCCATTGGAAAGACTTTGGACATACTATTGCTAGAACTTGGGAAGAAGTAACCGCAGTATGGCGTAGAGTTTATATGAACCGCCCTGCATTGGTTGAACGCTTTGGCGAAGAATTAGGCTACAAGATACCTTTAGACACTAAGCCTGACGATTTAAAACAGTCTTACAAATCTGACGATAGCGTATATGAAGCGTTGATATACGAAATTTGGGACAAAGAAACAGGCAAAGTTTTATGGATTTCTAAGTCACTTGGCAAGATTCTTGATGAAAGAGATGACCCATTAGGATTAGAAAACTTCTGGCCTTGTCCTAAACCTTTATATAGCACCCTTACAACTGACAGTCTTGAGCCTATTCCTGATTTTGTCATTTACCAAGACCAGGCAAGAGAATTAGATGTCCTTTGTGACCGCATTGATGGCTTGATTAACGCATTGAAGGTGCGTGGTGTCTATGACGCATCGGCATCTGAACTACAGCGCCTATTCTCTGAAGGCGAAAACAACACAATGATTCCAGTAAACAACTGGATGGCATTTGCCGAGAAACAAGGCATGAAAGGTGCTATTGACCTTGTAGACCTTGCCCCATTTGCAAGCGCATTGTTGTCTTGCTATCAAGCAATGGAGCAAGTTAAGGGTCAGATTTACGAATTAATGGGTATTGCCGACATTCAAAGAGGTCAAACAGACCCTAATGAAACCCTTGGCGCACAGATTATTAAGTCTAATAACGCTGCTGGTCGCCTAAAAACTATGCAACACGCAGTCGTAGACTTTGCTACAAGCCTGTTGTCTATTAAAGCGCAAATCATTTGTAATCACTTTACAGACGATACGATTGTCAAGATTTCTGGTGCAATGCAACTGTCTGACCAAGATAAAGCATTAATTCCACAAGCCATTGAACTATTAAGAAACGAAGCTGCCAAGAATTTCCGCATTGAAGTCACTTCTGACTCAATGATTTACCAAGATGAACAGCAAGAAAAATCCGACAGAATGGCATTTTTGCAAGCTGTAGGCGGTTTCTTTCAGCAAGCAGTACCATTGGTACAAAGTCAGCCTGAACTTGCTCCTATGGCGATTGAAATGCTTAAATTTGGTGTAACTGCATTTAAAGCAGGCAAGCAATTAGAAGGAATTATTGACGAAACTGCTGATAAATTGCGCCAACAAGCTAAACAAGCAGAAGGACAACCCAAACCACCAAGTCCTGAACAACAAAAAATGCAGATGCAGATGCAGATTGAGCAATCCAAGATGCAGGCCGCACAAGCACAAGCCCAACAGAATATGCAACTTGAGCAACAGAAGATGCAGATGCAAATGGAACTTGAGAAAGCCAAGCAGGAGTACCAAGCACAAGAGAACCAACTTAAATTCCAACTGGAAAATGAGCGTAATCAGCGTGAAGCAGATTCCAATTCCCAGTTAGAGCAGATGAAGATTACTGCTGGCGAGAAAAAATCAGAGTTAGACAACAATAAAGAGATTCTTGTTGCCTACCTAAATAACGCTAATAAGATAGAAACTGCTAGAATTGGCGCAGGACTAGACGATGGTTCTTCTGCCTATACCGCTAATGTAGAAACAGCTAAATTGTTACAAGATATAATGGGGTACGATATGGTAAAACATCCACTAGAGCCAGCTTTACAAGAGTTACAACTGCATAATCAACAGTTGGCGCAAATGATTTCTGCTTTGTATGAAAAGATTGCCCAACCGAAAACAGTTATTCGTGACGAAAACGGCAAAATTGTAGGGGTTAAATAATGGCATTAATCCTTAAAGACAGGGTACTAGAAACATCTGATACCACAGGCACAGGCTCGTTTACGCTAAAAGGTGCTGTAGTAGGCTTTGACACCTTTTCAAACGCAATCGGCAATACAAACACTACTTACTACACTATTGAAAACCCTTCTACAACTCAATGGGAAGTAGGTATTGGAACAGTCAGCGCAGGCAGTATCTCAAGAGATACAGTCCTAGCGTCTAGCACAGGCTCTAAAGTTAGTTTTACTGGTGGCACAAAGAATGTATTTTGTGATTACCCCGCAGGAAAATCGGTATACCAAGATTCCAATGGGCTTGTAACTGTACCCAATCTAGCGACTAATTCTACTAGTAACCTTACCCCTGTTTTAAGCTACAACGCTTCAAATTCTGCGCAAACCAATGGCGCAACAGTAGCAGGAAGCTATCTACAGAATGTAATGCAAAACAAGAGTGGAACTGCTGGTGCTTCTACAAACTTTGCAGTCAGTAACGATTTAGGCACAGATTCTACCTACTATGGTGAGTTTGGCATGAACTCCTCTGTGTTTAGTAGTGGAACTCCTGCCGATTATTTTAGCCTTAATAACGGCATTTACTATTCAGGACACGATGGTGATATTACCTATGGTTCGGGCAACGGCTACAAGACTTTTTTAGCTTGGGGAACAACAGGCGATAAAGCCCATGTAATCAATGCTAGTGGTGCTATCGGACTAAACACCAACATCACAGGTACGACTAACTTTGGTACTAGCGGTCAAGTATTAACCTCTGCTGGTAGTGGTGCTACTCCTACATGGGGAAGTCCTGCGGCTGGTGCTGGCGGTTCAAACACACAAATCCAGTACAACAATAGCGGAGTATTGGCTGGTAACTCTACCTACACTATGGTTAGTGGGGTAATGAAAGAGAATGGCTATAACTTTGTATCACAGGCTGATGTAGGTTCTTCCCCCAGCCAAATCCCACTTAACCAGTATTTAGGCTCAATGGCTTATGAAGATAAGGCTGGAGTAATTCTTACTGGCGATGCTAAAGTAAATACCTTGACTGTAGGATTGGGCGGTGGACAAGTCAGCACAAATACTGCGGTAGGTAAATCTGCTTTAGTTGCAAACACAACTGGAGATTCAAATACAGCAATAGGTTATCAAACTGATAATGCTTGAAAACCAACGCCAACGCTACCTGATGCCGAT